GCTAATGCAGCCATTGGCTTAAAAAATGCAACTAGCGCTTCTCCTAATCCTCCTAACACGTCTTTAATAACTCCCATTGCACCTTGCGCAGCGTTACGTAATATATCAAAAAATGCTTTAACTGTATCTCCTAATCCTTTAAGACGATCAGCCATAGACTTTCCTTGTTTAGCTGCTGCATCAGCACCGCCCTCTGCGTCGCCGCCGCCTCCAGTAACTTTATCCATTAGCCCGCCGCCGCCAGCACCGCCGCCCATTAATTTTGAAATACCACCTTTAGCCATTTTAAAGATTTTCCATCCTGCCATGGCTGCTCCGATACCTAAGGTCCATTTTAAAGCAGTCGACATTGATTTTTCCATTTCAGATGTATTTTCTTTAATTGGAAACATAACTCCATTAATTTTTTCAATTCCTAATGTTATTACATCTATAACGTTTCCGATGTATCCAAATGCAACGCCTAACGCTTCTACTACAGGCATAGCTATTTTTTCAAACGCCATCATGAGCTTGTTTAGCGACTCTTGAAACTTTTGAGTAGCTTCTTGTTGCTTCTTCTCTTCTTGTTGCATTTTATAAAATGCAGCTTCTTTACCTGTAAGTGCAGCTGCCTGGCCTTCTTCCAATGCTAATATTTCTTCCGCACGTGCCGCTGATAATCCGTAATCATCATTTAATTGCTTTGATTTAGTAAGCATTGCGGTCATTTCTTCAACTGACATATTCATGGCCTCTGCCATTGCTTTTTGCTGCAATGGCCCCATTTTTTGAAACTCTTCTAAAGATCCAGCTTGCTCTAAAATTTCATCTTGCAACTTTCCATATTCTCCAGTAAGAGCGTATTGTCTAGCAGCGTTTAAATTCAAAGATTTACCTGTTAATACTTGTGCAGTAAATTGTTTTTCAATGCTAGATTCAATATCTAACATACCTTCACCAATTTTAGATACTTTTTCTAATGATAATCCTAAAAGCTTTCCTTTAATAACAGCTTTTTCTAATTCTTTACTCGTACCTTTAAATCCAATAACAACTGATTTAGGTATTTTTGCAATTTCTTTCAACGTTTCTTTAGCTCCTAATAAACCTTCGCCCATTGTACCAGCTTCAGCTGCTAATTGATCTACGGACATGTTTAGTGCTGTAGCAGTATCGTAAAATGCTTGTGACTCTTCAGCAGTCATACCCATTTCAGTACGTAAAGCTGTCATACTTTTTACTAGCTCATTAGATTGCTCATTAGCCATCACTCCCATACTTTTACGCATTTCTACGAGTGTGGTTTCAACTTCTTTGCCTGTCACTCCTACAAGATGCATTTCATGAGCTAAATGTTCTGCATGCACTGATAAGGCTAATGCATCATCTTTTGCTATGTCTAAATCTTTAGAAAATTTAGTAAGCTCTTTATCAAATTCAAATGCTTTATATACTGCTGCTACTGCTAACATTAGTGGTAATAGTGGTGCTAGCGAAGCTAACATATTTTTACCAGCCATTTTACTAGCTGTTAATTGATTGACTACATTTTCTTTTATTTTTTCCTTAATTTTATCTAATCCTAAAGCTGTTGATAGTAGTCCGCCGCCTGGCAACGTTTTAATCCATGAGTCTAACTCATCAATTGGCTCAAGCATTTCCTCATACTTTTCTACTAATTCTTCGGCATGGTGAACTGCTTTTTTTAATGCTTTATTATGTTCTAAAGAAATTTTAAGCTGCTTTTCTTTACCAGTTAAATATTGCATCTCATTTTTGAGACGTTTTTTCTGCATCTGCATTTCTTTAACTAATTCTTTACCTTGTAATCGTTGTTCACGAGTCTGACCTTTTAAAAGTTCAGACATTGTACGTGCATAATCATTATATTCTTTTACAGCTTCTTTTCGTTGTTGAGCAATTTTAAGAATATCTTTTTCTTCTTCTAGTAAAGTTTTAGATAAATCATTTTCAATTTGGCGATCGCGAATAGCTTCTTTACGCTGTTTGGTTTGTTCTTTAAGAAATTCCAAAAACAGTTTTTGATCTTTCTCATTAAGTTTAACATTTCCGCCTGACGTATTTGAAGTATTTTTTTTCATTTATTAAATGTCTTATTTTTCCCATTTCTCTAGGTCAGAACAATCTTTAATTTTGATGCCCATCTTTTTTGCTGCAGCAACTTGTTTTTTACATTGAGCTAAATATCTTTCTAATCGACCATTCCATAATTCCATTTCATCTCTAGTAGTATTTATTTTATGTATCAACTCTTTCCAATCTGGAGAGTTTTTTAAAATATTTACATCTTTTTTAATTTTTGGAGATAGAAACAGCATAATAAGCGAATCAATAATTCCTTCAGAAATTATTAATTCTTCCGTTACTTCTTGCATTAATTGTTTTAGTTTACTACGTTTCATATAGTAGATAGTATTCGTTTAATATAAATATCAAACAAAAGAAAATTACCTTGGTCTTATAGCAGGTCGTTGTATTTTAGGCACGTTTGGAGCTGACATTTTTTTGCTAGCTTTTTTCTGCGCTTCTAAAGTTTCAGAAATTAATCGTATGTAGAATTTACGTAACCAAACTGGAAACGAATACACGGCATCCCAAGTGTATCCTCCCTGCCCATGATACACTAAATTGAAAATTTCAGTATGTAATATTGGTCGATAACTAGGATTTAGGCCAAAAAAAGCTCACATCCATAGGTACCTCCATTACCTGACTTTCTCCTGTTTGATTAGAAGTAAATACAAACGTCATATCCAAATCAGGAGTTAGACGTTTGATTTCATCACGAATAAATCTAGAGTCTTGAGCAAATAATTCATTGTCAACAAAATTGGAAATGTATTGTTGCTCCTTATTACCATCAACTGAAGTTAATAGATATTTCATTCGTGTAGTCAATTCTTTATCAATACCTGTTAATTTAGTCATTTTTAATTGACCTTTAACAGCATCACGTACTTTTTTATCTAATCCATGAGTCATTAATTGAAACGTAACTACTCGTTTTGACACTGGAAGAGTTAGCGTGAATTCGTTTTGATGCGGAGTAAGTGAGTCGTAATCGTATGGTTTAGCTTGAATACCTGTCAAATCAATAACAACTTTCTGTTTATCGTCTTGAGAAAACGGATCTGTAATTTCAACTTCATAGTCTTTACCGTATCCTAAAATACGAGCTGCAATCATAATTGCATTTTTATCTCCTACTAACAATTCGTCGTAATTAATTGGAGACACGATTAACGATTGAAATAAACGATCTAATACAACCCCTTGCTTAATTAAGCTAGAAGAAGTTAAAATGTCTTCTTCTTTTGCGGTCATATATTTCATTTCAACTTTTCCTGACGCTAAAGCACTGTCTGCACTATAAAGCAACCCTTTAGATGGTAGCTCAATTATTTCGGTAGGAAATTTTGAATTTTGTGCTTCTTGACGTTGCATGTTTTGAATAGCTAATTGCTTTAATTCTGCGTCAGATAGCTCGTTTTGATTTGGGTAATTGTTGTTAACTATTGCCATAACTATTAGTTTATTATTTTATATAAATATGATGCTTGTAAAATTTACAAGTCTCCTGATTTAGCTGTAAAGTGTATATCCGCTTTATCTTTTAATTTTGCAGAGTCATTAAGCCATTTGCCTAATAGTTCGTCCATATTAGGTAATTCTTCAGACTCAGCTCCTGGCGATTTAAGTTTAGGCATTATTACTTGATCAATAAACGCTTTTTCTATTTTATCATCAAGCAATTGAGACACTTCCGGAGATAATTTAATTGCTTCCCAAAATGGTCCTGTCATCTCTTTAAATTCTGATGACTTAGGGTTTTTTAATTCTTTTGCAGTAACTGACTTTCCTAAATCTAATAAAAATGCTCCTACGTCTTCTCCGTGATCAGCTACTAAATCTATTATCAATCCAGCAGTGCCTCCAGTAACTAAATTAGCTGCCCATTTAGCTCCTGCCATTCCTACTTTTTTCAAACTAGACTTTGCAATCTCTCCGGTCGCTCCTTTAGCTCCTCCTGTTTTTTGAGCGTCTATCATAGCGTTTAAAAACGTTTGAACGTCACCCCAAGTTACTTTTTCATCAGCTTCTTGTAGTATATTTTCAACTATTGACTTAAGCTTGATCATTAGAATCTACTGTTTTTAATACTCCTTTAATCTTAGATACGATTTGAGAAAAATCTTTTTCGGATATTCCAAATGCAATAGCAATCGCTCCCATTAATGCAGTACGTTGTGCTGGACTACTTAATGCTTTCGCAGCTCCAGGATCTTCAATTAAGTCAATTAATTTAGTACGAATAGAAGCGTCAATAGCTTTAACTGCCATGTTTAAGTTACGTATTACTTGTTGATCTTCAATCTTTTTACCATCAGGTCCTACTGGTACTACATCAGCTTCTGTTAAAGCTTTACGAACTTCTTCTCGTATTACTTTCCTTAATTGAGCGTTATTCATAATAATCAATTTATTAATAAATATCTTAAACATGAAAAATCCCTCCGGAGAGGGACTTTCGTATATAATATCAAGATGCAGATTAGAACTGCAATATTGCGTAATCGTATTTAATTGTAAGCTGAATGTTAATTGCGTCTTCTGTGCTCCAGTCAAAGTCACCAAAGTTAGCGTCTCCAATATAAGCACCTTTCAAAGTCCACTCTTCAACTTTATCACCAACAGGTCCTAAAGCGTTAAAAGTAATGTCTTTCTTATAAAAGTCAGAGTATCCATTACGACCGGTAACAGACTCGTGAGATAAACGAATCCATTCCATTACAGCTTGAGCTGCGGAAGGAACAACTGGATCGTAAAGAGTAATGCTTACGTCATTCCATCTTCCTTTTCCTTTTAATTTACGCTCAACGTTGATGTGATCTAACACGACATCGCCAAAAGTAATACCTGGTCGGTTAGCTGCTTTAATTAAGTAAGAAGGAATACCTTCAACGTACATGATGAAACGGTTAGCCACTTTTGGTTCAAAAGCGGTAAACATTATTTCGGTTGGGTCTAGCAATTCAGCCATGTTAAATTCGTTTTAAGTTGTTACAATTATTTTATATAAATATCGATCTTTTGGAAAAAAATTAACCTATTACACGTAAATCAGATTCATGAAAATAAGCCAAGCCTGATTTTAATTTAACCATGTAAAATTTTCCTGAAGGAGCTTCGTCTTGCACTTCTCCGGTTTTATTATAATCAGCTAACTCTGGAGAAGACACTTTTACTTTCGCTCCTATTTCTATTTTTCCTTCGGTCAAAGCTTTGCGTACCTCTTCGTTAACCAACTTTCGTAGGGCAGATATACTCTTGTTATTCATTATAGTATCAGTTTATATACTAATAAATATGGAGGTATATAAAAAGAAAAAGCCCCTGTTTCCAGAGGCTTTTTACTAAATATATTATACCAATTAAGCTCCTGGGAAAGCAGCTCCGGTTGGTAAAATGTTGAAGTCAATAATAATGAATTCAGCGGTCTTCGCAGGTTGCAAGAAGATTTGACCATACATAATGTTTCTGTCGATAACGTCAGGAGTATTATTAGTCTCGTCCATTACAACTTTAAATGCATACAAACCTTGACGTTGTTGAACTGACTCTAAATATGGATTAACAATATTTAAGAATCTGTTACGAGTTGCTGCTGTATTGTTTTCAAATACTAAATACTTAGTTGCAGATGCAATAAATTTCTTAACTGCAATCAACAATCTACGTACATTAATACGATCCAATGCTGATGGTTTAGCTTGAAGAGTCTTTTGACCCCATACACAAACGCCAACGCCTGGGAAAGTAGCAATTGGATTAACACGTCCTTCATACAACTCATCTCTTTCGGCGTGAGTTAAACGAGTATACGCGTCTAATACTGAAGTCAATCCACCACGATTTAAACCTGCAGGGGCATACCATTCAGCAGCTACTCTGTCGTTAAATGCTAACACACCAGGAATAACAACACTAGGCGGTACCCATACTGGCTTATTAATATTAGTGTCTACAATTTTAACCCATGGATAATAAGTAGCTCCGTAGTTATTATCTAATGCTGTTACAGCGTCTGTTGCTGAAGCAATATTGTCAGTTAAACCAACGCAGTCAAATACAAAGAAAGTGTCTCCTCTGTCTTGACACATATTAGCAGCGTAGTCAATAACTGCTGAGTGCTTGCTTTGAATAACACCTGGCATTACTAACATGTTAATGTCTAATTCATCAACGTTGGATACAGCGTCAATTGCATTTTTATAAACTGAGTAGTCTTTACCAG